AATTTTCTGCCATTGTCCACGTTGCTTCTGCTGCGGACAATCTTTGTTTAAGGTCGTTAATATCTGCTGTGGAGCTAGTTAGTTTAGACTCCATTTTAATAATGGTTTCTTGGTTAGCTGTAATAGTGTCTGTTAAAGATAATACATATCTTACCGATGTAAATGTTCCTGCTATAATTGCTGCAACAACAGGAACAATTACAATATTCTTTTTAAACCACTCTAATTTACTTTTAGGTTTTTGTTTTGTCATAAACTACCTGTTGAATCTTGACAAGATCCACTCCCAGCCAGCTTTAATTTTGTCCCAAACTTTGCAACAAATATTTTTACATTTATTAATCATTTTTTTTCTCCTCAATTTCGTAAAAGAAGTTGTCCGTATCTTCGGTCTTCCATTTACGTGTATCTTCTACATTCCACTCTGATGTCTGCACCTTCCAATCTGGAATCTCATCTTTAACTGTAAAAGATGGTATGTCCCATATTAGTCTGTTGTTTGGCTGTGCCGCATAATTACCATCATCTAAGGCAAGTATGTGTGCGCACTTATGTTCGTGCGGAATTTCAGAATGATCTGTATCTACTATATTACTCTCTGGGTGTGCAAAATCAACCGTAAAAAGATAAGCACCACTGTGCCATTTTTTATCTTTACCTATGTATTTGCCAGATTGTCCGTCTAAGATATCCCAACTAGTAACAGCAGGATAATAACTGAAACAATTCCAAAGCTCCAACTCATCAAGTCTACGTTTAGGAACGTTCTTTGGATCAAAGCCTCTTTGAATAAATGCAGATATCGGTAGACGATAGAAGACAGCTCCATTTTCCATAATACAATGAAAAAGTATGGGACGGCCAGTAATAGCCGTAATACCAAACACAATGCAGTCTTCAACTTCACCATGATGTTTTTTAAGGTCATATAAATATTCTCTCCTAATTTGAGCATATGTTACAGGAATGTTTGCATTTAAGTAAGCCATAATTAATCATTTATACTTCCCCAATTTTTACCGTGTTCGTAGTCTACTTTGTTTGGGACTTCCAAAGTTACGGCGTGTTCCATAATCTCAATAATCTTTTTAGCCTGAGCATCTGTCTCGATAGATAGATCAAGCTCGTCGTGTATTTGTATATGCGGTATTATCCCTTCTTTGTAAAGATCTAACATTGACTTTTTTGTCATGTCAGCTGCTGACCCTTGTATTAATTTGTTTAATGCTTTGTAGGTGTAGGCTCTCTTGATCCCCGGTCCATGTTCCCTTAACGCATCTTCGTGTGTCATGGCTTTATGCATACCAAATTGATTCGGTTCCCATAAATGAAACCTGCATAGTCTGCCTAGTAAAGTTCTTATCTGTCCTCTGTCCTGTGCTCGGTTAGATGCTTTCTCCATAAGCTGTTTAACAAAAGGTACTTTAGCATGATACGTATTAAATAGTTCGGCAGCTTTGTCTTTAGTTACACCCAACTCTGCCTGTAATTTGTTTTTACCCATGCCATAAAAAAGACCCAAATTGATCGTCTTGGCCTGTGATCTAGGTATGTCAGCCATATCAGCTACAGTCTGGTGGAAGTCTGAGTTAGGATCATTCTCGTATGCATCAACAACATCATAGACTGAGGGCAACTTATACAAAGCTGCGTAGTGTACAACGAGTCTTGGTTCTTGTTGTGAATAGTCAAAACATCCCCACTTACAACCGTCCTCTGGAATAAATAAACTTCTTATCTTAGGTCCTAGATCCTTGTTCCTTGCAGGTATTTGCTGCAGGTTAGGATTCTGATAACTAAATCTACCTGTCACTGTGCCACCTGTCTGTGATCTTAGCTGATTAATCTCTGCATGTATTCTGCCTTTATGCTGATAACGTAATATAGAATCTATAAATGTTGTGTGTGCTTTGTTTATCTCCCTAGCTTTAGCAATCATGTTCACGACAGGATGTTTATGTTCCTGTAAAAAGTTTTTGGTAAAGCTTGGAGCTTGTGTTTTATCTGTTCTTGGATACTCTAATCGTAATACATCAAACACTTCTGATATAGATCTAGCTGCCCAGATCTGTGTGTCGATGTTTGTTTCTCTTTTAATTTCGTAAAGTAATTTATGTTCTTGTTCTATAAGTTCTTTTTTAATTTTGTGTGCGCCTTCTACATCTACCCTGACGCCTTTAAATCTCATGTCAACTAGACACGGAAATAGTTCTGTTTCTAAATCAAATATATCTTCTAAATCCTGGTGTATAATTTCTTTTTTCATCTCTTGCCATAAACCAAACGTAGCTTCGGCATCTCGTTCTGCATAAGAACCTACGTGTAATGACGGAAGTTTGTACATCTCTGACTTAGGATCAATACCCCACTCTGCTGCAGCTTCTGCTAACGCAGCTTCGTTCTTACCAAAACCTAAATACTTCCATGACAAACTATTAAGATCGTATCTAAATCTATTCTCATCTGTAATTGCTGCGGCTATCATTGTATCTACAATGTCACCATTAATTTTAAAACCCATAGCACGTAGCCAGCAAACATCGTACATGGCGTTGTGAAATATTTTTGTACTGTCAGCTTCGAGTACATCTTTTAACCAAGACAAAACTCTTTTCTTATCCATGTTGCCACCACCCTGGTGTGCAATAGGAAAGTATCCTTTGTAATGTGATGTAGCAACAGCTATACCTATAACTTCTCCGTTACCAATCACAGCTCCTGATCCTTTCTTTATAAGATCTGGATCTCTTGTCTCTAAGTCTATTGCAATCTCATCAACCTGTCTAAGATCTGGAAATTCTGTAGGAATATTCCACTCAGTCTGTGCTTCAAACTTTGGTATTTTCATAATCTCTTTCCAGTATCATTTCTAGATAGTGTATTGCTTTTTCTATGTCGGCTGCTTTTCCTTTCACTGCATGTCTGCATATGTACTTTATAGCGTTCCCCTCCGCAAATTGCAACTTATTCTTGTTTATAAACTCTGCTGGCTGTATGGCCATGTACATGTAATGTGTTCCCGAAACTTGTTTTAAGTATGGGTTTTCTTTTTTCTTAGATGTCATATCCGTTTCTCTCCTGTTTTGCTTCCATAATGTATAGGTTTTGTTTTGTACGTGTTACACCCACATACCAAACTCTGTGTTCTTCTTCTCTCTTGTCTTGGTCCTTCTCTACCGCATCTCTTATTTTTTTTGTGTTATCTAAAATAAGTAAAACATTCTCTGCTTCTCCACCCTTTGCTGCGTGTATGGTAGATAGTTTTACTCTTGATGCTTTAGATAATTCTTCTCCGTTCTGTCTCATTAATCTTATGTATAAAGTGTCCTCTGGGTGTGTCTCAAACACTTCATACCATCTTTGTGTAATGCTGTAGCCAAATTCGTTTAAATCATAAAGTCTTTCATCTGTGTGGTCAAAAGGTTTATTTAAAAATTCAAATAGATCTCTGCATTCTGTAATTGATAACAGCGTACCTTCACGCCATCGTTCGTAATTTAAAATGTTTCTAAACAATCTTTCATTATAACTTTTTCTATTTTTGTATTCGTAATAGATACCTCTGTCATGTAGCTGTTGTTGTAGTGATCTAAGTTTAGAATGTGTTCTGCCTAGAATTAACCATGTTCCCTGTTCAAGGGGCACATCTTCTATTGACGTAACTCTTTGTACAGATCCTTCTTCATCACGTGGTTGCCATATTTTGACCAACTTTCTGTCCTCTGGTATACGTTCTAGTATACAATTAGCTAGTGTTTGCACGGCTTTTGGCACTCTGTAAGATTGTGGCAAAACTATGTCTTTTGCTTTTTCTTTCTGAAATCTGTGAACATCTGCTCCGGCCCAACCGTAAATGGCTTGGTCATCATCGCCTGCTAAAATAATGTGTTTAGATTGTGACTTTAATATGTCAAACATTTTCCATTGTATTGGCGATAGATCTTGTGCTTCGTCAATAATAACTACGTCAAACTTTGGACACAAATTAGACTCATTAAATCTTTCGATCATGTCGGTAAAGTCTACTAACTTGTAAGACTTTTTATAATTGTCAACCTCATCTTTTAAAATTTTTAATAATCTTTTATCGATGCTTTCAGAATATAAATCTGTATTGTATTCATCAATAACATCTATTTCCTTGATCCTTGCTGCGTTGATAATGTTAAAGTATTCGCTATCAGAATCTACAAAGCCTGTCTTCTCTTCTCCGTTTGTGTAAACGGTAACTTCTATACCCACTTCACTACCAATATCTTCGTAATGTTCTTCTTGCATGACATTACTTTTCTTTAGTCCTAACTCTGCAAAACATAATGCATGTAATGTTTTAAAGTATGGAATATCTTTTGCTTCTAATGCTGTGTGATAATCTAACATTCTATTCTTAGCTTCGTCCGCAGCTTTTGTTGTGAATGCAAAATAACCTATCTTGTGTAAGGGTGTGCCTAGTTTGTAAAATGTTTTCACATAGTTTAACAGTTTAGTTGTCTTCCCTGTTCCGGGAGGCCCGAGTATTTTTCTAATCACATTATCTCCGTTTCATGTTTTAATTTTGTATGGTGTATAGGTACTTCTTCAAACTGTTCTATGTTTATCATTACTACATTCTTTGTAGGTGTATTGTATTTACCTTTTTCTTTTGCAGGAAATCTTTTTTGATCTAGAAAGTCGATGTCACATTCTTTGTATGTCTTTCTCATCATAACACCTGTCTTATCTTCACCGTGTTTCCAATTCTTTGCTTTTAGTCTGTCGTAGAATTTATCAAATTTAAAATAAGCATAGCCTTCTTCTATTAGAACTGTACCTGATTTAAAGCTAGCATCATTCATAGCTTTAGGTCCGTTAATTTTTGCATGTAATAAGTCGTGTAGTTTTTCTTTAGGTGATGTACCGATAGGAGGATTAATTGTTTTCTGTGTTTTAAATAATGCTTCTAATACAGTTTGATCTTCTTGACCTTTAATAATTGGTGGTGGAAATCCTGCATGTTTTGTGATAGCATTCCGTCTCTTTCGCTGATCTGTAACATGTTCTACAGTCTTACAATGCACTGTCGCCTTACCAATACCATCTGGTCTAGTTACATCAAATTCATATTCTGGATCTGGATCAATGTCTATTTTTCTTAGGTTAGTTAGTACAGGATAAGATCCTTTAGATCCGGCAAGTACACCAAACTTTTTCTTTACGCATATACCTTTCTTACAATACTCACTGATAGGACTCTGTGTACATGTATAACCTTTTTCTGATTTGTTCCATGATCTAAGCTTTGCGTTTAGTGTTTGTTGATCCCACGCATTTGCATGCACAGTCTCAAAATATTTTACAGGTGCATTCTTTACTTTTTGTTGCCAGCTGTCAGGATACTTCATTTTTACAAAGACATGATAGTTGTACATAAATCTATCTTTACCATCAAAGCCAGTCTTATTTGTAACTTTAGATAGTAAAGCTAAACAAGGTGGACCTTCTGTAAACTCTTCGTCAACACCTTCCATAGATTTAGATTCCATTTCATCTGTAATTCTTTTTAAATCTTCTGCTGTAGTTAGATTAGCTTCTGCTACTTTTATAAATTGTTCTAGTGTAAAGAATGTGCCATCCATATTGATAGCTCTACGTTTCTTGCTTTCAAAATATGGTAGATTAATAAACTGTCCTGGTTTTAATATCCCCGTTTCCGGATCCTTTGTCAGTTGTGTCTGCTTAGGAAATATCTCACAGTCAGGTTTTAAATTAAATAAAGGTAATAGATTACTTAAGAATGATACAACTAATGTTGATGGCACAAACTCTGCCATAAATAAATATAGATGTAAGCCACCACTTTTAGATTCTATAGGTATAAGAGGTAGATCGTATTTTTGTATTGTTTCTAGATAAAATTGTTTGTTAAAGCCTTCGTATTCTTTAGGGTCAATATCGATAACGCCAAACTTAGCATCACCGTTTTCATTTGTAGGCTGTGCACCAACAGATTTCTCACCTGTTAAATGGTCTTGATAAATTTGATCAGTGAACTCTTCGTAGGTCCATCTGTAGTCTGGTTTTTTCTTTCCGCTTTCTGGGTCTACGGTAGCGTTGCTCCAATCTGCGATACCATACGCATGCCTATAGCCATTAAATATTTTTACATATCCATTCATAATTATCTGTGTGTAGGCCGCGCAGTCTCCCAGGCGGCCTACTCATGCATGATTCCAATTAAGGAACTTAGAAGTGAGATTGAGACCCTTTCGGTTTCTCTTCACCATGTTTAGCTTTTACACTTCCTTTAGAAATGCTTTCACTAAACGTTTTTGCTTGCTGGTAAAGACCTGTGTCCGTTATGGGTCCTGCCTTACTTACATCCCAACCAAACCATGTACCTTTGTCGTTAGACATCTGTGTGGTTTTTAGTCTGTAAATATGGCTAAAAGATGCCGGTGTAAATAACCCGTTCTTACCTTTTAGTTTAATACCCGACATCATTGAATTCCATTTTCTACTAATTTTTAATTGAGTAGATTTCATAGATATCAACGCAGTCGTTGGACTATCTCCTGTGATAATTACAAAATGTGATGCAGTCTTCTCAACATAATTACCATTAGGTAATCTGTCTTTGTAGTTTGCATCTGCTTTTGTTTGAGACATAATGTCAGAAGAAGAGTCATGTACAGCTACTGGTCCGCCTGCACCTTCTCCTCTATCTTTCCATTCTACGTACTCTAACTTATAATATGCAGGAATGACATCTATGCCCTTCGCTCCATCGTATAAGTCGCCTGACACAGAATTGTATATCATTCCTGGTTCAGCACCTTCGACATACTTACCATCACGTTTGTTAACTTCTGGTGAAAGCTGTCCAAGGATTTTTAAGAAAGGTAGGGCTAGATCTTGTTGACCTATATTACCCAAACCTTTTGCTGCATCTTCTTCAAACACATTGCTTGGAAGACCTGCAGTCTTTTTTTCTGCTACTTGGTTCATGTTTATTTGCTCCTTGTTATTTTTGTTCTGTTGCCTGTGAACATGTTAAATAAGTCAGATGGCATCTCGAGTCCAGCCTCCAGACGCTCCCTGACTAATGCTTTAAGTGTCATAGGTTCAACCTTTAATTTCTGGACAGGTTGGTATCCTTGACCTTGTGCAAGGTTCGCATAAGCGATTGCCTTGTTGTCCTCGTTACGACCAAAAGCAACGGTAACCTCATTTTTAATAAGATCACCTAGGCCGTTTTCTCGAAGCCAGTTATATGCTCCTTCCTTTTTTGCTACAGGAATGGAAGCACCATAGACAGGTTTCACTTCTACTGAAGATCCATCTGCTAATTTTAAAGTAGATATATTCATCTCTTGCATCATTGTAGGAATAACCTCACCTGATAACAAGTCTACTTTTCTTTTTAATTCCTTTAACTCTTCTTCTTTAAGAACTACTTCATCTTCTAGATCCTGTAGTTTCTTTACTTGGTCGGATAATTTCTTACCCTCATTTACTGAATCAAGATCTTCTCTTGCATCTTGTTCAAAGTTTATATTACTCATCTATCTTTCCTTTCTCGTTAAGATTTATTTCTATTGGATAATACACTCTGTCTTGTCTATCCCACTTTAACAGTTTGTATTTACCATTTGTAATGTCAGAAACAATAGAACACGCAACACCTATAATTGCAGGATCACCCGTTAACAACAAATAATCTTTTGTAGTATAGTTTTTTAACAAACCTCTTAACTTGTATATTAAAGGACCTGGAGAAAAAATTATTTGTGAAAACTCTGGTAATAGAAATTTAAAATTTCCATACTGAGATGCACTCATAATATTTATCTTAGGTGAACCAGCTTTTGTACCTGGTAATTCTTGTAAAACATACACTGTAGGTTTGTTTGTTTTTATGTCACCGTAATTCATGCTTTCTGTCATTGACATCAATATAGTCTTTATGTTATAGAAGTCAATAGAAAGTTAAAAATTATGCATTACAAATTTAAGACTAAGCCTTATCAGCATCAGTTAAATGCTTTGGCACGATCATGGGATAAAGAATACTTTGCCTATTTTATGGAGATGGGTACAGGTAAATCTAAAGTGTTAGTAGATAATATTGCTATGCTTTATGACAAAGGTAAAATTAACGGTGCCTTAATTATAGCACCAAAAGGTGTTGTAGGCACATGGTATAAAGACCAATTACCTACACATATGCCGGATCATGTTGAACATAAGGCAGTATTGTGGCAGGCTAATATCAATGCAAAACAACAAAAGAAACTAGATGTACTGTTCGAAACGGGTCAAGATCTACATGTTCTAGTTATGAATGTAGAAGCCTTTAGTACAAAAAAAGGTATAGAATTTGCGTATAAGTTTTTGTCTTGTCATAACGCCATAATGGCTATTGATGAGTCTACAACTATAAAAAACCCAGACGCTAAAAGAACTAAGAACATATGCACATTGGGTCCACATGCTAAATACAGAAGAATATTAACAGGCTCACCTATTACAAAATCACCACTAGATTTATATAAACAGTGTGAGTTTCTAGCACCAGAATTATTAGGTCACGCTTCTTATTATTCTTTTAGAACTAGATATGCTGTAATGAAGACAGCTAATTTTGGTGGCAGGTCTGTACAAATTGTTGTTGGCTATCGTAATTTATCAGAGCTTACAGATATGCTAAAAGTTTTTTCTTACAGAGTATTAAAAGACGAATGTTTAGATCTACCTAAAAAAACATTTATGCGTAGAACAGTTAAACTTACAAAAGAACAAGAGCATGCGTACAAACAAATGTCTCAATTAGCTTTAGCACAATTTAAAGGTAAACTTATGACTACAGCCACAGTCATGACTCAACTTATGCGATTACACCAAATTACTTGTGGTCATTTCACTGCAGATGATGGCACAATACAAGATATAAAAAATAATAGATTAGATGACTTATCTGATTTGTTAGATGAGGTGCACGGTAAGGTTGTTATTTGGGCACATTACCAGTACGATGTAGAAACAATCGTAGAACGTATAAAAAAAGAGCATGGGGATAATTCGGTCGTTACATATTACGGCTTGACACCACAAGACCAAAGACAAAGTAATATAGAGAAATTTCAAGATAAAGAAAGTCCTGTAAGATTTTTAGTTGGTACAACAGCTACAGGAGGCTACGGTATAACGCTCACAGCCGCCAGCACAATGATTTATTATTCTAACGGGTATGATCTAGAGAAAAGACAGCAGTCTGAGGCTAGAATCGACCGTATAGGCCAGGAAAGCCCTATGACATACATAGATCTAATAGCAGAAGATACTATAGATGATAAAATTGTAGTCGCACTACGTAAGAAAGTAAATATAGCTAGTGAGATTATGGGTGAAGAATTAAAAGACTGGATCTAACGTAGGAAAATCTAGGAGTACTGAAATATTTTAGCGCAAAAAAAATTAGCCAGTCCAAGGCAAGTATTTAACTTTTCCTTCTTCTCTTCTAGCTTTAAGCCATTGATTTCTGTTACCGTCTGATGAGTAGCTACAATGAATCCATCCGCTTGTAGGTTCGCCTTCTTTGTAGAACTCAAGAATTCCCTGGTCTATTTCTAAGTTGTTCTTAATCCAAATAGCTAAATCTAAATTATCTACACCTGGTATTTCAAAGTCTGCTGCAGCTGCTCCGTCGTCTGCAACGTGCTGACTGTTAACACTGCTACCGATTGCAACACACAACTCAGCGCATCTAAAACCGCTAGATATAATTAATGGTTTGTCAAAATGAGAACGTATTGGTTGAAGCACATTTACTGCTAGTGCTTTTATATTTTCTATTTGCTGTGGGTTAGGGTTATTATTAATCCCTTTCCTCTCAGCTACTTGGCTTTTGCAAAGCTCGTCAAGTGTTATGTTAGCGGTAAGCTTCATTTTGTGATCAACATAAATATCATGTTTGCCATACCCATAATTAACATACCGGCAGACACTAACACAATTTTTTCTAATCTATTTATTTGTGTTTCGATTTTGTGAATTTTATCATGCGTTTGTTTTTGCATAATTCTGCAAAGCTTTTCATGAGATTCTATTTTTTGTAATGCGTTATCTTTAGCCATTGGGGAACAATAAACGGATTTTTTGATCCATTGTCAAGTTAGAAAATTGATTAGCTGCTGCCGATTGTGTCATAATTTGTTGGTCTACACTAGGTAAATTCAATGTATTAGGCCCTGTGGCAACATTGCTTTGTGCTGTAACTGTTAATGGATTTTCTATAAAAGGAAATTCCGGTTCTTCTAATGATAATTCTCCTAGTTCTGCCTGTATTTCTGTAATAACATCTTCAGCTGTTTCGTAAGGATTTTTCATTCCTATTTTTTCTGCATTTTCTGCAAAAGAATTTCTTACTTCAGGAGATATTGTCATAGGTCTAAAAACATTTTGGTCTACGTTAGACAAAGCAACTCCTGATATTCTGTCTGTTGCATCAATAAATCCAGATTCAGATATATTTAAAATTCTTGCAGCGTCTAAATCTTGTTTAAATGCTTTTTGGTTTTCAAACAAAGCTCTGTTTGCATTTAGATATGCATCTACAATTTCTCTTGATTCAATAGGTCCACCTTTAAGTGTAAGTCTAGTAAACAAAGATCTAGAATCTCTAGATCCTCTTTGAAAGTCTGCAACTTTATATCTTAAAGTTCTTTCAGGATTAATATTAACTGCTCTAAAACCAAACAACCCACCAAACTCATCACCAAATTCAAAGTCTTGACCATATTCATCGTATTTACCTTTTGTAATTACGTCTACAGCTTCTATAGATCTATCCATTCTTTTTAATTGATCTAAAGAAAAAGGCATTTGTGCTTTAACTAAGTGTGCCATAATCTTACTGTTTTTATCTCCTGGCGTGTCTTCTGGATTGTATACTTGGAAACCTTCTCTAGTTCTACCACCTCTAGCTATAATATCTAACACTGCTTCTGTCCAAATAGATTCTGATATAAACGGCTGACCAAATTCTGACATGGCTGTAAACATACCTTTTGCAAAGTCATCCATCATTCCATTTTGATCTGTTCTGCCATCGGCTACAGCATTAATTATAGATTGTATAGGTCTTGTTAATGTGTCGTAAGCATTAGCGTGACTAAAATCAATGTATTTAAATTCACCTGTTTCTTTATCTTTGATTGGAAGCAATGTTGAGTTCTTAGACCATTGTGCAGCAAATCTTCTAATAGCTTCTCTTTCTTCATCTGTTACATCGTAGATAGCTTGGAAAGCTGCCACGGTTGCCATAGGTACAGCTGCTGTTGTTGCGCCAAAACCAAATAATCTTGTATAACCTATAGATTGAAAAGGTTTAAATACTTTACCATCAACAATAACTTCCTCATTTATTTCTCTTAACGCTCTTGATACAATGTTAGTTCCTGTTCTTGCAATCTCTGCCGGAAACGAAACGAAGTTACCAATAGGTAGTTTTCTTAATCCTTTAACAAAGTCAGACACATAATCATAGTTCGGTATATTATTTTTAACAATGTCTGCAGCTTCTCGTTTTAAAAAGTCTTCTGTTAATCTAACTTCTGTACCATCAGCTCTTTTAAAAAATTGTCCTCTTGTTAAACCTATCTTTTCAAAAGATTTCTCTAGTCTAGATTTTTCCATAGCCCAAGAATATATTTTCCAAAAGTCATCTTCAGCAGTGTATAGATCTTGTGATACAGATTTTAATTTTGACAAAGGTTTTAGTAATAATCTCATACCTTTATCTGATGTCATAGTCTCACCAAAGTTTACATCTTCCATTAGTCTAGTTAAGTCTCCTAATCTTACGTTAGAGTTTACTACACCTAATTCTAATAACTCTTGATATAAATCATTCTGTTGTCTTGTTCCTTTTAGCGGTGTCTGTAATGCTTGGTATGCTTGTTTGATAGCTTGTTTATCTGCAAACGGTAATATACCATTTGCTGCAGCAAACGCTCCAGCACTTACAAAGTTTCTCAAATGTGTTACCGGTGATAAAATTGTTTTAGCTATTTGTGATGTGGCTTTAGGATACAAGACTAAACTTTCATATATTCTACCTAATGTACCTGCGCCATCTAAAGTTATAGATGTTTTTTCTAATGCATCTGCAATACCAGATGGTGCGTACAATTCATTTAATGGATTAGTTGCACCAGACTTTGCACTAACAGATAATGTTTTGGCTTGGTCAATTCTTATTTGTTTAAAGTCATCACCAAATAATAGTCTAGCTTCGTCTTGTGTTTTAGCAAACATAGGTAAGTTACCTGCAGCTTTTAACTCATCAGATTTTTTTATAAGATCGTTAAAGAAAACATTACGTCTTGTAATTAAAGATAATTTAGACATACCTCCAAGCATAGTTTGCATAGGATTTTTTTGTTTACCTAACAATCCTTCAAACACTTCCTTGGTACCCGGCTTAAGAGCCCCGGCAGATACTAATGCTGACCCTCTTTCAGTTGTTACATCTTTTAATGTTGTTCTATTAACAAAAAAACTTGGTACTTCAAAAATAGCATCAGATGGTTTGTCCATTCTAATACCTTTAGGAAGTCTTGCTGTTTTTAAAACCCTAGTTACTGCAGCTTCAGCTTGTAAATCTGTCATTTCTTCACCAGCTTCTCTAGCACTAGCTATAAAAGATGCTTTTGCTTTTTCTATTGCATCCTCTGCTGGCCTGTATCTAAAGAAAGGTAATATACTTTTGTCTTGAAAGATATCGTATGTAGATCCAAGATAGTTTTTAAACTTACCACCAAATAGTTTTTGAAATTCTTTTATATCGCCTGCATCTAACGTACCACCTAGTTGTGAGAATAGTTTAGACCATGCAGTTCTCATGTTAGATAAACCACCAATAATATTTACTCTTAATTCATCAGCTTGTTTTGTATTCTTTGCAAATTTATCTATAAACTCATCAACTTTTAATATAGCTGCGTCATCCATTTTACCAAACGTTGCTACACCTGCATCGTCAAGTTCTGCTTTACCAGATAACAATGCATCATTAACTACGTTTAAAAATTTAGTTCTTTCTGCTGCTGTTTGTTTATTAAATACTGTACGCATAGGTGGAAACATTGCATCTATGTTTACATCTAGTTCTCTTGATAGTGTTCTAGCTACATTAGCATCTGCAGCTCTTGCACCAATAGATCCTCTTTCTATGTCAAAAAATTCTTGTGTCTTACCACTACGTGCTCTTACTTTAGATGCAACTTTGTCAATCCAATAATCTAATTTAGAGTTAGCTACGTCTAATTGTTTATTTCTATTTGTTAATTTTTTTATTACAGTTCCTGCACCACTAATAGCACCTGTAAATAATGCACCTTCTGTACCAAACTTAACTCTATTTAATATCTCTCTAACTGCATTGTCTTCTTCGTCTCTATTAATTTTAGTAGGACCACCTAGCAAATCTCCAAACGTACCAACACCTTCTACATCACCTACAAACGTAGCTTCTGCAGCACCAGCACCTAAAGCTCCAGCAACAGCTTGTCTTGCTCTCCCTGCTCCCGTAAGCGTTGTGCCTTTGCCAAGATCATCTAATAATTTTGGGTCGTTAAGTTTTACATACTTACCGTTTTGTCTGGCTAGCATAGCAGACTTCGCTAATCCACTTGCACCTTTTAAAGCTATACCGCCTGGTATACCAATGTTAACTAATAGTTCTGTAATTTTTCCAGCGGCTGTGGCTTCTGCTTTCTCATCAAAAGTTGTAAGGTCATCAAAAAATCTTTCTACTTCTGCAGCTTTACCTGTGTTAGCACCAAGATCTAAAAGACTAGCACCTAAAGAAAAGAAACCTTTAGGTATTGCAATGATACCTGATGCTATGCCGGACAGCATAGACTCTATTACACCTACTTTACTATTACTTTCTGCGCTTGATTTTTTGCCAATCAAGTCTTGAAGAGTTTGCGCCATGCTACCTCCTAATCAATTGCTAATGGACCTGATATTAATTTAGGAACCCCTGATTCTACTTTAACTATAGATTTACCTATAACAAAATATCCATTTTTTTCTGGTTTTAAATCAGTTACAATATCAATAACAGTTTTTCCTTTATAATTTCCATCATCAATTTGATCTGAAGTTATTGATCCTAATAATGCTGATCCTTCGTTAGCAGCACCTATTCTAACTGCATCTATTGTTTCTTGTTCTGTTAAAGCACCTTTTTTAATTGTTCTACTACTTATTAATGTAGAATTTACACCGGGTCTTAATTTATCTTCGCCTAATTCTATTTGTAATTCTTGTAATTTTTTCTTATTAGGATCTGACATAGCTTCTATTTCAGCTTTAGCTTGCATTAATCCTGCAGCTTCTTTTAATTGATCTACTTTATCTAATCTCTTATCAAACGCACTAATACCTTTACTAATTGTAGAACCTATGTTCTTTTTAGAAATAACATCTTTACCACCTTCATCGATGTATCTGCTCATGTCTATTAATGCTTTAGATGCAGCGTTTCTTTTAGCTCTGTCTACACCAAGTAGTTTATAAATTCTATTTAGTTTTTTATCTTCTAATTCTTTTGTTTTAGCTTCTATTTCTGCTTTAGTTGGTTTACGTGTGCCGCTTACTGCGTCTGGAACGTTACCTGTACCGCCTTCACCTGGAGGTGGTGGAGCTTCAGATCCTTTTTGTCTGTCTTTATACCCTTGATACATTTTATATGCACCAAAACCTGTAGTAGGTATACCTAAACCTATTGCTGTTTTATAATCTTTTATTGAACCAGCAGCAGGACCAAAAGCATCTGTAAATGCTTTTTTAGTGCTTTGAAGAGGACCTTTAATATATTGTCCAAAAAATTTATCAGACAAGAAAGGAGCTTTTTCTGTTGTAACTAATCTATTTTTTACTTCACCTGCTTTTCTTGCTGGAACAGGGCCTTTAAAAAAGTTTTTTAAACTACCTATGCCGCTAGAGATAGCTTCCTTGCCACCTCTTATACCTGCTTTACCCATCATGCTAGCTACTTTTAATTTAGTAAAAGGATTTAAAACAAAAGATGCATCTTCAAAAAAATTTCTTCTTGGTATCGTTACTGGTGTTCCGTCAGGATTTTTTGCTACACCCATTCCAAATATATTTTTCTCACCAGCATAACCACCTGGTCCTGTAACTCTGCCTCTCATGTTAGGCATACCACCACCGGCCATCATAGTAGCGTCAGCCATTGTTGTAGCTACGCCGCCATCTCTTAGGCCATTCATAACGCCTTCTTTGATAGGTCCGCCTGTTCTGAACATTGGTCTTTTAAGAGGTCTCATTATCCAAACCCCTTACCATACAATCTAGAGTAAATGCCTCCTACTCCTAAGGCTGTTGATAAGGCTTGTGATAGTGGACTTTGCACTGGTGCTGGTTCAGCGTAAGCTGATGCTACACCACCTGCTAATCCTGTTAGGCCTGATCCGTATTGTTGTAATCTACCGTATGGTTCGTAAGCTGCTGTCTTAGCTGCTTGTTGGTTAGCTGTTAAGTTAGCTTGTGCTTGTTGTTGGTTAAGAGCACCTAGGTTTCCAAGAGCGCCGATGTCTTGTCCTAAACCTGTTCTTTGGAAATTAGATAAACCCATTTGGTTTTGTGCTAGTGTTCCTTGATTACCAAAAGCTTGTTGTGCTAATTGATTTGCTTGCGTAAAACCGCTTTGTTGTAATGATGCTAGTAAAGCAGCTCTACCTGCTGTTGTATCAGCATCGTATTGTCCTAACATCGCTCCTTCTCTACCACCACCAAAATTTCCTGATGCTACTGCTTGGTCTTGTATCGCTTGTCTGTTTCCAACTCTTGATGAATCAAAGTCAGCTAATGATGTGTCAATAACTTGTTGTTGGTACGGAGACATAAAAGATGAATACGCACTAGGTCCTGTAAGACCTGCTTGATTAGTTATGTTTGCTTGAGCAGCTTGTAAAAAAGGTGAGTAAGATCCAATACCTTGTTGTGCTAAACTTTGTGCTTGCGTTTGTAAAGGATCCATTGCTGCAACAAATGGATTAGCTCCCGTGATCCCCGGTCCCGCAGCCCTGTTGCCTTGTGCGTCTAGTCCGCCAGTAAATGTGCTTGTCTCAATCGGTGCCGAATACGTGGCTACCGACTGCTTGGCAAAGTCCTTGGCTGTATCTTCTAAATAACTTGGTAATGCCATTATCCTATTCTACTCTCCAGTTGTTGTGCGGTGTCAAACATTTCTTGTGCAGGGTTTCCACCTTGCGATTCTTCAGATATTTGTCCGCCTTGTTCTAAATGTTCCATCATTCTTTCCATTACAGCTGCGCCTTCGTCTATGTCGCCGCCTCCTGCATTTCTTACAGCGTCGGCTGTAAATACAAATTCGTTTTTCGATAGTCTTGCTGGTACATCGTCAGCTTTTTCTTTACCACCAATAGGTACAAAGCCACCTTCGTTTCTATAATCTTTTTCCATACCACCTAGATCCATGATACCGCCTTCAGCAGCCATTTGTCTATCACCGCTTGGTCTGTACATGTTAACTATGTCTGTGTCTTCCATAAGGTAAGAGTCAGCCATAGGGTTTGCACTAGACATATAATCTATCATACCGCCGGAGTTAACCATAACTCTATCTCCTGCTTGTTGCTGCATTCTGCTTTGTATCAATTCTTGTAATTGTCCTCTTTCCGTTTCATTTAAATCATTTAAAGGTTTGCCAAATAATTCTATAGATAACATATTTAATTCTGCCATTGGATCTGGGTTAGATACAACTTCTTGTGTGTCTACATTTTCTACCATCACATCATCAGTGGGTCCACCCATAGCATAACCTGCTCTAGCCATACCGCCATCAGCAGCGTTAAAGAAACCTGATTGTGTGTATGCGTTCTGCGGTAAAAATCTTAAACTTGGATCTCTAGATCTTGCCTGTGATACAATGTCAGTAATTGTGCTAGGTGTTACTTCAAATGTATCTGTAATTTCTTCTTCGTCTTCACCACCACCTAACATAAAAGGTAATGCTGTTGCGCCTAAACCACCAAGTAATAAAGCTTTTTGACCTGGTTTTAAACCTCCAAATTTTTCCATACCAGTTCTAGCAAGATTTCCAATGCCTTTTCCTAGACCTGATTTAAAAAATTTACCAATAGATCCTTTACCACCAATACCAGGAATACCAAATTTATTAACGCCATATAGTGCAGCAGCACCTAACGCCGCTTTACCTAAAGGACTTTTAACAACTTTCTTTAGACCACGGCCAATCTTTTTTACAGCTTTACCTAGAAAATAACCTTGTCTAGGTTCGAGGTCCATAATTCCACCACCTGCTCGTAATTGTCTTGCTTGTTGCATATTAGATATTGCCATAATTTTACCTTAAATAATCGTTTTAACTTGTTTTTCCCAACAAATCAAGCGGAGGCATGATAACTGTTAGGTCCTGCGCTATGTCTTCATTGGGTATTCCAAGCTTTTCCCACTCTTCTTTTGTCTTATAAATAGCCCCTGTTTTTTTATGTCTATATTGACTTATAGTCTTTACTGCATCTATCACGGGTATATCACTCATTAATCTACCTTATCCTTCCTTATGTTTAAATAACTAATAGCCACATCAAGAGAGTCTGCACTGCTTGATGTAACTGTTAACACTTTACCACCTTCTACTACTAAAGGAACGGTTAATAATTCTACTGTTTGATTAGCTGTCAGAGCAGCTGTCTTGATTGTAGTAATACTGTTGTTAATAACGGTTACCGTAGGCGTGCCAGCTGATGTAACCTTTATAGATTTTACAATGTAAGTTTCATTAACTAATGGGTTCTGTGTAGCCACACCATTAATTGTTGTCGTACCAAACATCGTTTGTGCATCTGTTGATGTTACGTTATCTACGCCAAAAAATTTAAATACGTTTACTGTTGCCATTATTCTAGAAAGAAAGCCTTAGCTTCTATCTCCTGTTTAATTTCATCTTGAAACGTTGTGTTAAGTTTATTAATTACGTTATCTAAATCTCTAACTAATGATTGAAACGTTCTTTGTTCGTATTCTTTACTTGCTCTAGTTAATGATTGTACTATCTTTGCCATTATCTATATAACCCCACAATACCACCACCAGCATATTGATTTACTTTTAAAATATCTCTTAATACTTTTATACCACCAAAAGGTGCAAGAACTGTGCCGCCTTTAGTATTGTAACCTAGTTCTCCTAATTTAAATATTTCATATTTAGAAAGCCCTCCATTACTAAAGTTTGCTCTACCACCGTAAGCATAGCCACCAGCTCCAGCGTCTTCATCACTAGCTGATTGTGCTGCATCAGCTCCAGCTTGTGAATCGCTTTGTCCACCGCTTGATCCACCGTCGTCACCACCACCTCTAGCGTAATCTCTGTTAGCTGTTTCTTGTGCAGCAGCTGATGCTTTACCTGCATCATACGCGTCTTGGTCAAATCCTCCGCCGCCTCCGTCACCACCAAAAAATTTATCTTTTACCATACCAATTCCTTTTCTAGCAACTTTACCCATTAAATATCCTATAGGGTTTAAAGCAAACAAACCAAGTTTTCCTGCCATTGCTAATCTGTCTTTATTTTTTTGTGCATTAAGTGTGTCGCGTTCTTCTTCGGTTAAAGGAACATTATCTTTATTATATAAACCACCTAAAGCGTCAAACTCATAATCAAATTTTGAGTTTCCTCTAGGACCAATAGGTCCACCACCGTCTCCGCCATCTTCAGATATAATAGGAGGATAGGGATATCTAGGGTACATACCCATAATACCTGAGTTGTTTGGTGATGAATTAAAAGTCATAGCTGGTTTATCTAAACCAACACCTTGTAAAAATCTGTCTTGACTATAGAATTTGTTTCCTGCATCATACCGGTCTCTGTCTACACCTATGTAATTAGCTCCGTAATTAATCATTATCTTCTACCGTCCGGTTGTATATCCAATCTAAATGTACCTAACTTCCAGTCTTGTGAAGCAGCGGTGTTAGATATTTTTAATGCAATTGCTCGCGCTCTTGCCCTAGTGTCTACCTTATCAGTTGATGTAGATACTGTAAAGGGACCTAATGATGAGCTGGATGCTGCATTATTAGGATAATCTCTTAACAACAATGTAATTGTTGCGTTACCTGTTTGAGATATAAAGTCAGGTATAATTCTTCTTATCTTCATTAAAAATTCACCGTCACCTCTAAGGTCTGGCATACCAATGGTTTGTCCTGATGCAGTTCTTTTCTGTGTAATGTCAAAGTCTCCAGATGTAATTTCTGCAAGTATCGGTGTAACTGTTCCTCCAGCTAAAACTTGATCGGTCCCTGTTTCATGTTGAAAGTAAATAGAACAACCATCAGTATTACCTACTACATCAGAAGCTGTGCCAGCAGGATCATATTCTGTTGCGTGTGGTTTTGCAAACACAGCAGAGTCTGCCCATGCTGTTCTTGCTAATGTTCCTGTTGTCCAGATAGCTTGTTTAGGACTAGCTCTACTATAAGACTCAATGTAATTGTATGATACCATGTTGTTAATAGCTAATGAAGTACCTGATGGATAGAACCATATAACTTCACCAAACAAGTTGTTTAGTCCTATGTTAATTAAATCTCTAGGTGTAGAGTTTAGATTATCATAAACAAAGTCTTCTACTAAACAGTCCATAGATTCTAACTGACCATCGTATCTAAAGAAACCATTTTCTGACATCCAGAAAGCTGTACCATCTACCTCAACACATGCATTCTTACCTATCAATCCACAGTTACTTCCTATCTGTTGAAATGAGAAAGTGAACGGTGCACCGACAAAGGTCATTAAAAATAATGCGGTATCTGTCCAAACATAAATCGCATCCCTACCTCGTATGGCTCCCATAATTTTAGAACCTGCAGCAAGTCTTTGTGTGCCTGCGGTGTTTTCTGCAGTTACAGTGTATGCATCTGTGCCATCAATATTTTCTTGATCAGAGAATCTAATAAACATAGCATCTTGTGATGACTGTGTTCCTACGGTTGTTTCTGTACCAAAGAATACTAAGTGACGATCTGGTGTAGATACTAATACATGTCTTGATGCTGTTGGTGCGTTTGCAATTATTGTTGCTCGTGTTGATGTTGCATTAGCTGCAGCTGCATCCCATTCAAAACATCTACCGTTATAGATTAGTGCAATAAGTTTTGTACCAAAGTTATCTAATACCCATAAACCTGGGTCAATAGTAAAGTCGGCAGATGAAGCTTCGCCCCATGCTACAAAGTCAGAAATATTTGTAACGGTTACACCACCACTGTGAGCAGCTTTTGTAGTGCCGTTAACTTCTCTTGCACCACCACTTAAAATATTTGTTGTTGTATTATTGTTTGTATAACTAATGTCTTCTGTACCAATTCTAATCTCTCCTGTAGCAGGAAATTGCGATGTGTCGGTTAACGGAATATCAGTCACACTATCATTAATACTAGAAGCTAATGTTGTTGTTGTTGGTCCAGCTACTGTACCGCTCCATAGTCCTGTACCCCAACCAAAGCCACCTACTTGCTGTGCTGGTCCTACTGTATAGTAACACAATACAGAAGCAGATCCTGCTGTGCTTAAAGGTGTGCCAGATTCAGCTAACGCTGCAGTAATTGTAAATGTAGTTGTCGTAGGAACCGATGTTACCATGTATTTAACATCTTCAAACGTAGCATTTGTATATGTAGACCCTGATAAACCTGTTACATTGTCAAATAATACAATGTCATCATCTTGTAATCCATGGGCCCCGCTGCATGTTACTGTAACCGTTTTTGACGAAGATGTGCTTGTAAAGTTTGCACCTGTGAGTGTAGTTCTTATAGGGTGTATGTCATAATAGGTACCGCCTGAATATGCATATAAAATTCTGTTTGTGCCTATTGCAGCGTATTTAATACCTGCGTTATCGTCAAAGTGATGTATGGCTCTAGCTGCACCTGTAAGATTAGTGGCACCAAGCTGTGTCCAGCCACCTATCTTTTCTGGTGAACCATATCTAAATCGTACGTTATCTCCCCCGGTCCATTGTCCCTCAGCCCCGGTTGGAGTAACTTGTTTATTAAAGCCCGGCAAAAAGCCTAGTTTTTGTAACATAGAAATTCCTGTTTTATTTAGATTATATTAAATCGCGTTGTAGTTCAACGTTATTTGGGTATGCCCAACATGGGTCTTTTATCATACAAATTGGTCTTTGCAAACCGTCCATCTGCATGGTTGTAGTGTAGAAACACTTGTCCGCACAGCTTGCCTTCAAAAGGCTTACGCCAGTGCTCTAATTCACAGCCAGAATAGATAAGCATATCACCAGGTTTTAAATTAACTTCTACACCTACTGGTGCCCCTGGTTTGATAATACCTTTGTATTCATCAATAACTGTATTTGCTCCTGTTGGATCTAGATAGATAGGCCAGTGATCACCACCTAAACATAGTGTTGTAGAGATCTCACAACTAGGTCTATCTTTATGTCTGTTTAATATATTGCCTGTTCTATAAAGCCTTGTGTAAGAATAAGTAGGTACTAATTTAAGTCCTGTTTTCTTTTGCATGGTATTAATCGTTTTAACTAATAAGACTTCCATAAGTCTGTCTGCATATTTGGCATATGATCCTGGTACTTGTACATCATGAAAGTTACCAACTAATGGATTACCTTTATGTGTGGTGTAATTGTTTATCATCCAGTTATCAGCTTCTGCAGATATTTGTAAATATC